CGCCGGAGTGGTTGCAGCAACCGGAGCCGTTGACGGAGGAGGCCGCCAAGGCACTGAGCGCCGAGCATCAGGGCCGCTTTGAGGCGATTGCCAAGGAGAAGCAGCTGAGCCCGGCGGTGGCATGGAAGGAGCTGGAGCAGCACTGCCAAGGCCTGACCAACGCCCAGCGCGATCTACTGCGCAATGTGCTGAGCGGCTGGCATCAGTGGACGCCGAGCGAGTGGGAGGCGATCACGATCAACGGCTCCGATCCAGTTGCCGATGCACTAGCGGCGATGGGAGAAGGACTTGACCCCTAGCGTTGGCTAGCCTAGGATGCAAGGGTGCTGCAGCGACGCGGCACCCGATAACCCCGCATCCATGACCGACTTCCCGCAACTTGGTGGGGTCATCTCTCCTGATGACATCTCCACCAAGGGCAGCGGCTCCTATGCCGCTGACTATGTGAACTGGGCCAAGATCGCCCACCTGCTGCACGTTCACGCCCCCGGCTGGCAGTTCACCCTCAGCGCCGCCCCGGATGGCGGCCATGTGTGGCGTGCCCCCGATGGCTCCGGTTATGTCGTTGGCTACTTCGCCAATGGCGATCAGGTGACGCCGGACTTCCCGCAGGCGTGCATGGACAACCGCAACAACCCGATTCCGTTCGAGCGGATCACGGCGCGGACACTGACCGACACGCACCGCCGCTGCCTTTGCACGGCGGCTGCCTTCACCTTTGGCCTTGGCTACGAGCTGTGGGCACGGGTCGAAGTGGAGAACCCGATGCGCGAGGAGGCCGCTGCGGCTGCGCCTGCAACGGCTAGCGCTAGCAAGCCACCTACAAAGAAGCCGGCATCGCCCAACCCCGAGAAACTGAGTGCTGCTGAGGTGCAGGAGCTGGTGCAGGCCGTGCTCAAGGTGAGCGAGGAGCGCCGCGCGCAGATCGTGCTGGCCTTTCAAGAGCGGTTCAGCCTGCCGCCTGACAAGAAGGCCGCCGACTACATCAAGACCGCCGCGCACCGCGACTTCCTGATGGAGCAGCTTCATGCCGTTGCCGCCTGATGAGCACATCCGACTTGCTCACGCGCATGTATGCGATGCCATCCGATCTATTGAATCGGCGGGAGCAGACGTTTATGCAGAAGCTGCATTTAATGCAAGGCTCACGTACTTCGGCAACCACTGCGCGAAGCGCGTCCTCCTCCAGCGCATCCGCGCCGATCTCCAGCTCCTGCAGCGATCCGTATCTGCACCGGGTTTATTGGCTGCTAAGGAATAACCAAGGCGCCTACCTTGCTGCACTTTGCGGCAGTTCGCTGCAATGGGCGCAATCAGCCAATGCGGTGCCGGCGGAATATCGCTTTTGCTCGCATGAACGGGTCAAATCCTGCTGGCTTCAACTGCGCAGTTTCATCGCCATGCAGGATGAAGGCTTAGCGATTGCCCCTGTTGATTTCTATGCCCATCGCCACACGCCCTACCTCTGGTGTGCCCTCGATGACTAGCGCTAGTGAACGCAAGCCGGTGGCGCCCAGGCGGCGCTATGCCCGCAGCACCAAAAGCGTGGCCGTCTGCGCCCACCTCTGGCCGGACGTGATGAAGCTGATCCGCAAACACGCGGATGAGCATCAGCTCACCCCCAGCGGTGCCGTGCATGACGCGCTGCGCCGTTACTTCAACCTGCCCACCATCAACTGACTCATGGCTGATTTCGCCCCTGATGCCTTCACCCTTTGGTTCACCTGCAACCAAGACAAGAAAACCGAAGGCGCCTACTGGGCATCCTCGGATGTACCGGTGGAAGAGATCGAAAAGCTCTACAACTGGGCGCTGACGCAGAACCCGGTGGCCAACGACAAAGGCCAGCCCTGCGTGCAGCTTCGCGCCAACCTGCGCCCCCGCACTAGCAAAGCCGGCAATGAGTATCTGCTGCTGGCGGTGAGCGATCAAAAGGCCAAGGCCGAATCCACCAATTCGATGCCGTTCTGATGAATCCCGACTGCAACCCGATTGAGCAGCAGGCGCGGCAAGACCGCCTCGACGCTGCCTACGAAGCCAGCGGCCGCGCTGATCTGCCTGACGGCCACCCGCTCAAATCCACCTACACCGGCCTTCTCACCCAACCCCATGACGACGACCACGCCGACGCTTGAAGATCTGCTGGCTGAGTGGTGGCGCGATAGCTACCCCCACGCCGCACCGATCAACAACCAAACCGCCAGCTTGATCGTGGCCTTTGCCGCGTGGGTGCTGGCCCGCAAAGCACGCGGAGAAGCCCAGTGATCAAAGCCGACCACTGGATTCGCGTCCGCGCTGACGCCGGCATGATCCAGCCCTTTGAGCCCACCTTGATCCGGCAGATCGCCAGCCACAAGGTGCTCAGCTACGGCTGCAGCTCTTACGGCTACGACATCCGCCTGTCACCTGCTGATTTCCGCGTGTTTCAGCATGTGCCGGGCACGATCATGGACCCCAAGGCGTTCAACCCCGAGAACCTGCGCAACGTCGAGCTGCAGAGCGATGAGCGCGGCCGCTACTTCGTGCTGCCGGCCCACAGCTATGGCCTCGGTGTCGCGCTGGAAAAGCTCTGCGTGCCGTCCAACGTCACGGTGATCTGCCTGGGCAAGAGCACCTATGCGCGCATGGGGGTGATCGCCAACATGACCCCTGCTGAAGCGGGCTGGCGCGGGCACCTCACCCTGGAGTTCTCCAACTCCTCAGGCGCAGACTGCCGCATCTATGCCAACGAGGGCATCTGTCAGCTGCTCTTCTTTGAAGGTGACCCCTGTTCGGTCAGCTACGAAGACCGCGCTGGCAAATACCAAGACCAAGAACACACCGTGACCTTGGCCACGGTCTGAGCAAAGGGTTGGCAGGTGGCCAGGGCTCACGCACCACTGGCCTTACCGCAGCCTGCCTCTACGGTTCCGCCTAGCCCTCGAAAAAAGGTCTAGGCCAACACATTAGCCATTTCTCCCCCCACACCGCTGCCAATGGCTACGCCTGGCACTTCCGTCGATTGGATCATCCAGCATTCGCGTCGCTATCCCCTCCTCACGCCTGCAGAAGAGATCACCCTGGCCCGTCAGGTGCAGGCTTGGGTAGCCCTCGGTGAGCTGGACACACCCACTAAACAGCAGAAGGCGATCATCAACAAAGGCCGCCGAGCCCGTGATCGCTTCTTTCTCTCCAACATCCGCCTGGCCGTCAATGTGGCCGGGAAGTACAAGAAGTACAGCGGCACGCTGACCCTTGAAGACCTAATTCAAGAGGGTCTGATTGGCCTCGATTCCGCGATCCTGAAGTTTGAGCCGGCGCTGGGCTACAAGTTCAGCACCTACTCCTACTGGTGGATTCGCCAAGGGATCACGCGCGCGATCAACCGCCACAGCCGCATCATCCACCTGCCGATGCAGGCCAACGATCAGCTGCGCAAGGCAATGGACTTCATGCAGCAGCACCTGCGGGAGCAGGGCAAGCTGCCGCCGCTGGCCGATGTGGCCAAGCATTGCGGCATCCAAAAGGAAACGCTGCTCGGCTACCTCAACCACAACGCCAGCGTCTTGAGCCTGGATCAGAAGATGCCCGGCGGTGAGAACTACGGCGACTTCATGGATGTGGTGGCCGATCCCCGCAGCCTCCAGCCCGCTGACGATGACCTACAGCAGTTCAGCGAGGCCCTGCATGAGGCCATTGATGATCTGACGCCTGAGCATCAGCACATCATCCGCAGCCGTTACCTCTGCGGCACCCGCCTGCCCAAGCCCTATGAACAGATCGGCGCCGATCTGCAGGTGAGCCGTCAGGCAACGCAGCAGATGCACAGCCGTGCCATGACCACCTTGCGGCTCAAGCTTGGCGGTCTGCAAGGGCAAGCGTGCATTCAAGCTCTGCGATCCGCCGCGTAGCGCCGCGAATGATCAGATCTTGGTGCAGGGAGAGTTCACAGAGCTTGAGCAGCATTCGCTGCGCTTGCACCAAGTCATAGGCCTCTACCGCCCGTCGTTGCCGCTCCAGCGTGAGCAGGTGCTCTGGCCCCGGCTGGGGCACCATCCACTCACCCCAGGCCATAAAGGCAACCTAGGAGGTCACAGTAAGGTGCCTGATGTCAGTCCCCACCGTGGAGTTGGTGGAGACCAACAACGGCCCGATCTGGCGAGTCTGTGGGCTCGGCTATTGCACCGAGCACCGCCAACGCTGGCAGGCCGAGGTGATGTACGAGTGTCTGCTGGCCGCCAAAGGTGTGCAGGCGGATGACCTGAAGCGCTAGGCAAGTTCAGCCGGATGTTCACTCTGCCCCCGTGGTCATGCCGGGGGCTTTTTCATGCCGCCTCCAGCGGTTCAGGATCATCCAGCTCACGGCTGAGCCACAGGCGCGTCTGATCCTCTGAATAGGACAGGTAGGTGATGCCATTGGCCATCGCCATCCACACCACCACGCCGGTGTCACGGCGGTGGACCTTCCACAGGCCGGGCTGAATGCGCTGGCTGATGTTCACGTTCCTCATGGTTCGGCGAGGATGCACCAACCACTGCGCGGGCCTTCCACCAGCCAGCGTGGCCCCCAGTTCGCTTTGCTGTAGGGCAGCCCTGAGCCTTTGCTGTTGAGGTAGGTGCCGCGCACCAGATCCAGCTCCCCGAACGGATCGTTCACCAGGACGTGACCGGAGGTGATACCGATCACGGTGAGCCAATGGCCGCCGCCACTGGGCTTGGCGCTGGTGCCGTGATGCAGGAACCCGCACGGGATGGGCACCGACCGTGAGATCTGCCGCTGCAGGTCATCCCAACCGGCGTCTTGCCTGAAGCGGGCCTTGATGCCGTAGTGCGCCAGCGCCTTGAGCTGAGCGTTCACATCGGTGGTATCGCCAAAGCGCAGCACCGTCTTGAGGTATTGATCATCCGCTGCGGGACCGGTGATCACCCCCGGCCGCAGGAACGCCACGAGCATGGCGCAGCTGCTGGAGAAACACATGCGGTTGGCTTGACCGGCCACCGTGGAATCGCGCTGGCTAAAGAAAGGCACCCGCAGCGGTGCATTGGGCTTTTGCTGCGCCGGCACCCCCAAACGCTGCTCACCGCAGAAGAGCGCCACCTCTGCAGCCCGCCGCCGCTCTAAGCCGGCCAGAACCGCTTCCCCGGCATGGACCCAGCGCGGCAGCTCCTGCTTCACCACCGTGCAGGGATCTTCCCCGGCCAGCAGGCGCTTGCGCAGGGTGGACTCTTCTAGTGCCCCGAGGCCGAGGTTGTAGGCAAAGCTGATCAGGGCCGCCACCTGATTGGGCTTCCATTGCTTGGCCAGCGGCAGCAGGTGCAGCACCCCAGGGCCAAAGAGGTTCTCCACCTCGTTTTGCAGCAGTTCATCGGCCAGGGCCTGGCTGATCTTGTCGCCAATGCGCACCGGTGCATCCATCAGCCTTGTGGTGCCCCAACCGATGGTGGGCACACCCGCTGGGCAGCGATACGCCTCTAGGTGACAGCCTTCAAACTCGCGGATCACTTTGAGCGCCGGCGCCAGCCAAGTCGGTGGCAGCGGCGCCTTTTCCAACGGGTCAGCGCGATACAGCTCCGCAAACTGCTTGAGGGTCTCTGCACTGAGTTGCTCCTGCAGCCAGTCCCAGGCCGCCAGCTGATGCGGCAGCTGCTTGTGATGCTTGGCCGCATCGCGCAGCTGAATGATGCTCATACCTTGGCTTCAACCTTGGCGAGACGCTGTTCAATCGCGCTCAACCTTGGATACAGCTCCTGACGGTCTTCCTTGATCTCCGTGCGCAGCAGGCTGACTTCCCCAGCAATGTGTTCCACGGCGCTGGTCAATCGCACCACGGCCTTTGAAGCCTCTTCATCTCGGCGCATAAAGGAGCCCACACCACCCGCACCAATGGCCAACACAGCACCGGCCAGTGCAGCGACGACTTCCACCATGGGTCAACGACGCTTGCGCTTGTTGTTTTGCTCAACCTGAGCAGCGGCTGCGATACCGCGCAGTGCAGCCAACACCAACTGCACCCAGCCGTTGGCTTTGATGCCAGGGATGTAGGTCAACAGTTCCGAGCCAGCCAGTAGGGCAATGGCCAGCCCCGCGAGTTCCTCTGGCGTCATTAGAGCGGCGCTTCTGATCTAACTTGCCCCTGCCAAGAAAAAGCCCCCGCCGTAGCGAGGGCTCCCGTCTCCCAGCTCGCAGCTCAGCTCTCGCCGTCAGCTGCTTGCTCGGAACTTGCCTTCTTCTTGCCACTGGTCTTGGCCACCACCGCCTTGCGCTCGTCAGCGCTCAGAGTCCAGCCATTGCGCAGGGCATCCATCATCTCCAGCCGGGTCGAGGCCACATAGGTGGCCCCTGTGTCCGGGTGGGTGAGGGTGACCGGATAGGCCGACATCACTTGGCGATGTAGACCGTGGCGGTGGCAGCGCCAGGGCTGCCGGTCTTGGTGATCACACCTTTGACCACAGCAGCGCGACCGCCGAGGCGCTCGGTCACTTCAGGGCCAGAGAAGGGCACCTCTACGGTCTTGGCCGTAGCGGGCAGGGTGATGGATTCGATCACCACAAAGGTGCCACCAGCAGCTGTGGAGGCTTGCAGGCTCACAGTCCACTCGGCAGTGCCGGCGGTGTAGGAGCTGTAACCGCCGGAGGCGATCACCACCTTGGCGGTGTTCAGGCTGGAGGCATCAAAGACCACCTCAGAACCGGTGACGGTGGCGGTGGCGCCGCTGGCAACAGCCAGCTGCAGTTCAGCGTCGCGCAGGTAACCCCGGCGATCACTCATTCCAGTTGCGACAGGCATGGGTCAATCCTCAGTGAGGTGAAGAACAGAGATCAGGCAGCGACAGCGGCATTGGTGATGCCAGCCAGACGTGCAATGGCGCGGGGGTGGAACACGGCCATGCCGAGGTAGGCCTCCACGCGGATGCGGCGCACGGGCTTGGTGTCGATCTCGCCCAGATCGCGCACGCCGATGCCACCGTTGGTGATCAGAGTGGCGCCATTGACGCCAGCGGCCACGCAGTAGACCGAGCTGCAGGCGCTGCTGCTGCCTTGGGTCTCGTTGAAGGCCATGATCTGAGCACCGGCCTCATCGTGGTCGATGTCGATGATCGGCACGCCGTTGTAGGAGAGCTGCTGACGGCCCAGGGCGTCCTGGCCGTACTGCAGGTTGCCCACCGCAGCAGCCACGCGAGCAGCAGCCGAGAGGCGGCGACGCAGAGTGCGGTTCATGATCAGCACCGGGTTGCCCACGGTCTCGTCCACCGCGTCGATCAGCTCATCAAGAGCAGCAAGGCTCAGGCCACCACCGTTGGCGGCGTTGGTGATCAGCTGCGAAGAACCCGAGGGGATGCGGGCCTGCAGACCGTCAAACTCGTTGACGTTGCTGGTGGAATCGCCCTTGATCAGGGTCTTCTCCAGCTTGAGGCGGGCAGCCTTGACCTTCATCGCCACTTGAGCGGTGCGGATCTCGGGGCCTTGCATGGCTTCCAGAGCCAGGTCGATGTCCACATCACCGCCGAAGATCTTGAGCGCTTCGGACTGGGGGTTGATGATGCCGGTGGATTCGGAGTAGGCCTCGTTGACACCACGGAAGCCGATGCCGGGGAGGGTCTGCTCTTGGTTGTAGTGGATGCCGGTGCCCGTCACCGACAGCTGAGGCATGGCTGCGTACAGCTTGCCTTCGCGGAAGATTTCAACGATCCCCTGCTTGAGGGAATCCTGCCGGCCCAGTTTGCCGGCCTCGATGGTGGTAAGTGCCACGATTCAGAGGTGGGTGGGTGTGGTTGATGTCCTGATGGCGTCGCACCGCAAGACAGGCCGCACATCGCGTGAAAGCCGTGGTATGAGTTGCCAACCATGCAAAAGCCCCGCCGGAGCGGGGCTCTATCAGCCCGATGCAAAGCAGAGCGGGAACACAATCAAAGTAGTCGGCGCGACTACGGCTGCTCAGGCCACACCACCTCCCAAGGGAAGCCTGCTTGCGCTGTCACATCTCGCAGCGCTTGGCGGTAGGTGGCCCAGGCTGTGGCATCCACAGGGGCGTCGGTGAGCTGGGTCCAGTCGCAGTCGGCAAGGCGCTTGTTGCGTTCGGCGCGAATTGCTTTGGCCTGCTCTGCATCTTTCTGGGCGCGGTAAGCAGCGTCCTGTTCTGCAGCAGAGTGCAGCACGCCTTCGTCGTCGGTGTAGTCCTGGAAGACAGGACCAGCGATGTAGTGCGTGAACCACTGGCCGTTCACCTCCACTACGCCATCACGCTGGCTGTACTGGTAGGGCGGCACGGTGGTGGCTTGGGGGCCTTCCAGCACAGGGTCGTAGCCGAAATCGCTGATAATCTCAGCGGTCAGCTGCGGCGGGAAGCTGGTGTTGGGGTTGGTGCGGCGAAACTCGTCTTCAGTGATGACGGCGCCGGTTGTGCGGTTGCGGAGTTCCATGGTGGTCAGGCAATAGCGAGGCCGATATAGGTAGCCCCGTTGACGTTGGCGTTAGCCGTGGCTTCTTGATTGACGATAAAGCCGCTGTTGTCTGGATCAATCCAGTCCAGCGTGGTGATTTCTGCGGCTGTGCTGTTGAGGTAAAGCAGCGGATCGTTGCCGGAGACGATGCCGCGAGTGGTGTCAGCGATCAACCAGTTGCCCGTTGAGTCTGTTCTCTTTATCAGCACGAACTTCGCACCGGCAGTAAAGCCGCAGTTAATCGTTTGACTGGTGCCGTTACCTGTAAAACTGAAGCACTTGCTCACGCCGGGACAGGTGGCGAAGAGGTAGGCGATGTAGGTGTAACCAGTAGCACTTGTGGCGGAGTCACCTGGCTTTGTGTAAAAATTGGATGATGTAGGACTTACGCCATTAGACAACGAAAAATCAGTCTTGGCATTTGATCCGTTAAGCAAGAGATAGTAATTAATACCAATCCCCGCACTATACACATACCAGGCAACATTCGTTGCCCCTGTTCGTGCCTTGTAAATGATTAGTTCCGGTACCGCACCTAGGTTATGGGGAACGGCATTTTGCCCAGCAGTATTTGTGCCCGTATAAGCCACCACGTCGAAGAAGCCGGGAGCGCGGCGGAAGGCATAGTTGATCCAACTTGTGCCCCACGTCTCGCCCCAAAGCCCAGTTGCTTTATCCCAGGCATACCAATTACTGTTTGTGCTTTCTGAAGCGGTATCAAAAGTTGTCAGCTTGGCACCATTGCCTGTAAGACGCGCAGAAATGCTGGGAAAGTTGCCAGAATTTCCTGCTGGTAAATGACTGAGAACAGTGTCAACGACTATTCCAAAGTTCCTTGTGCTGTCTGCACTCTTGTCAATCTTAAACACCTTCGTGGCATCGGTGGGCGTCTTCATCGGCCCACGGCGGATGGCGATGTAGATAATACTGACACTAGTTCCAAGACTTTTTACGCTAAACCCCGTAGAGTTGCATTCACCAAGATCGGCTCCTGTTATTTCAGCGCCAGTAGTATTTGCATACAAAAATGCATCGTTACCGGCACTCCATCCACGCATGTTATCTACTAATAGCCAATTCCCTGTGCCACTGGAACTCTTCATTAGCACCCACTGCGGTTCCCAGCCCAGTGTGACTGTGGCATTGCCACTGCCGTCAGTTGTAAAACTCCCACAACTCACTACACTGTCATTGCCACTATCGCCAAACCCGCCAGCGTCGTGCGCGAACAGGTAGGCGACATATGTGCCACCAGAGGCGTTAACATTAGCATTAGTTCCTACAGTAATCTGCGTACTGCCAGGATTTACGGCAAACATTCCTGGGCTTGTTTTAGCCGCTGTGGAATTAAGCACAATATATTCACTGGTAATAAACTGGCGGTGCCAACAGTGCCAATCTCCGGTTGTATCTGTTCGTTTAATTATTACAAACCCAGGTGTAGACCCCAAGGAGTGAGATATGCTTCTTTGTGCGCCAGTGCCCGTATAAGTCACCACATCAAAGAACTTCTCCGCCTTGCGGAACGTCCAGGAGGCGTAGGTATTTCCATTGGTATTGACCATCGCCTGGTCACCCAAGCTGTATCCAATTGAGGTAAACGACGTAATAAGGGTGGAAAGCGTTGATTGGCTTGCAGCACCATTTGATAGTATGTATTTGTCTCCGCCTCTAGCAGTATCGAGCCAAATTGGCTCCCAGCCTGTTGAACGAGACTTTGTAAAAACCAACCCCCCTTTACCAGCTAGATCAATCCCATTCGTGATCGTCTGCGTGCTGCCGTTGCCGGTATAAAGCCAAGTGCTGAAGACATCTTCAACGTAAACCTTGGCTGCGCTGGCGGATGCAGCGAGTGCTTTAGTGTTTAGCATCAGGCATCACCCACGCGAGCGCCGTACACCTGCGTGCCGACTTTCCATAACGTGATCACTGTGTAGCCGGTGGTATTCAGCGTCGGTGCATTGCCGCCGCCTGTCTTCCACACCACTCCGCTACCGCCAAACGTGGAATCGCTCCAGGTCAACGTATAGGCGCTGCCGTCATCCACCATCAAGGTGACCGATTCACCCGCTGCGAAGTTGGTGGCCTTCGGTGTGCGGTTAGCCCCGAGCGTGATCAGTTGGATGCTGCCGTTGCCAGGGTCGATCTCAAATGCTGCCCCATCAGTGATGGTGAACACGTCCTCAAGGATCGTGCCGATGATGGCTGGATCAGTGAGCGTTTTGTTGGTCAGCGTCTGCGTGTCGCTGGTGCCAACGATGGTGCCTGTCGGTGCCGTGACCGTTGCCGCAGTGCCGGCGCCAGTGCGGTTGATCAGGCCAGTGGTGCTAAGTGCAGCAACAGCGGCCAGATCAGCGTCATAGCCCTGCACGCTGCTGCCAACAGCCGTGCTGCTGAGCAGATCATCCACCGCCACCGTCTTGGTGCTGGTGACAATCGAATCAACCTTGACAGATCCGTAAGCCATCAGATAATCCCCCAAACGGAGTTAGCAGGAACAGTGACCGCATAGGTGGCGGCGACTTCAACCGGGCCGACTGATAGGCCGTTGCTGCCGGCGCTTAATTCGAGGTTTTCGCTGATCACCTGCGCGGTCTCAGCTATCGGCCCACCACCACCACCGCCACCGGACAACTCGACGATGCTGGCGCTGCCGTTGTCTTTCTTGGTGTAGAGCTTGCCGTCGTAGGTATTGAGCGCAAGTTCACCCAATTCCAGGTCACTTGTGGTGGGCGCCTTGCCTGCAACGGCAGAGCGTTTCAGCTTGATCAGGTTGGCCATCTGGCGTCCGTTGGTGGCTATTTAGCCGGACGCTTGAACTTGCCTGGGTCAGCAGGAAACCCCACCAGCAAGAACTGCATTCAGCACCAGTGAAGTGATGCCAACAATCCAGAGGAACGTACCGCCATCAATCGTGGCGCTGGGGCTCAGATAATCCGTGCCATCTACTGCGGCGCTGTAGCCACTGCCGTTTCCTTTAAGCAGCCCGGTCACCGCGCTGGTGAGCCCAGTGCCGCCATAGGCCACGCCTACTGCCGTGCCCTGCCAAGTGCCGGTGCCGATGGTGCCGACGCTGGTCAGGCTGGAGCTGGTGACGCCTGAACCAAGCGCGGAGCCCGACAGCACTGCCGTGCCATTGATGGAGTAGCTCTTGCCGCTGG